AACTGCTGCCTTAAAATCCATATGCTTAGCTATCCCCTGATCTAGTAACAGCGTAGCCATACTAAATAGGTAAGTAAAATAAGCACTGATACCATCCAAGCCAGCTTTCATTGCCCCTTGAGCTCCTGAAACATATTTATTGATCAAAGCAAGAAGAGTTTCATGTTTCTCTGGCATACTAGTACCAATCCTCATTAACGCCCTCAAACCATACGTAATGTGCCTACCCTCATAATATATCTCATTTAGAAAGATAGCAAACCGGTCTGATAAGTAACATTTGTTCTTTTCTAATTTTAACCCTAGAGTTTCATAGACTAGTTCCATAGTGTTATACAATTGAAGAAAGTTGTCTGGCCCATTTTCCCTTTTATCGACCATTGTAGCTAACCCATCGTCAATAAATGCACTTAATTTGACTTTTACTTTTTTCTGAGTACGCATATTGTGGACCATTACAGCATAACCCATAATAGCTGCGTGAAGGAAAGTTGATTGTTTACCATTATAACCCTCAAAATTCGCCCCAGGGTTTACATACACCCCTTTATAACCTAGCTTATTCAATACAACTATGCTGTTCTCATTTATATGATGTAAATTCTTAAGAGAAGGTTCGTTAAATACTTCAGCCCAAATTTCGTTGCTAACTCTTTGTAATAATTTGTTCATGTTAGGTGACCATCCGCTAATATCAAAATTTAGGTAATAGACCTTTTCATCGACATCCAAATCTGGTGCCACCATACCCATAATTTTCTCAATTGATTTATCTGTGGTTAGTCCAATGTTATACCCTAATGCATATTGCGCAACCTTATGGATATTCTCCTCTACTTCTGATTGCCATATACGCATTCTGAGGTTGCCAATGTAGAAATTCCTACAACTATCCCAAGTTTTTGCAGCTTCCATTTTAAAGCCTGCTCTGTGTACTTGTGGGTGGTGATAAGACTTTCTCCTTGCCTCTTCATGTGTCGGGCACTGAGGGTCAAAAAGGTATCTTAATAGCATATTTCTCTTTTTTGCATTAAATTCTTTATCTTCTAAAACTTCGTTTAAGTCTTCCTCGCATGCAGCCGTATCCTTCCAGGCCAAAACAGAGTCATTATGACGTCGTTTGTATTCCACCACACCAGTAAGATCGATGTCATCAACCCAGTCTGTACCGCTAGGTAATTCTCCTTTTTCC